CTACATCTTCAGCCCTCGTTTTTTCGGTGGCTGCACCATCCGCCTTGCGGATTGGGCTTGCTTCTCCTGCTTCATCGGCTCTGCCGATTGGGACAAGGGCTTACCGCACAGGTAGTCGTTCAAATCTTTGTACCCACGGTAGTATATGGACTTGTCGGAAAGGCGTTCCCCGAACTTTGCTTGCAGATGCTCACAGGCTGTCCGTCCTGCCATGTCGTTGTCAAGGAAACAGCCGATTTGGGAGTATTCAGCCAATATACCCTCCGCCTTTGCGAGATTAGAAACGGAGTTTAGTATGATATAGTCCTGCGTGGTCAGTCGGGGGGATTGCGGATTGTCCCTCACACGGATGGAAAGGAACGAGAGGTAATCCATGAAGCCCTCGAAAAGATAACACATACTTCGTGGCTCTCCCTGCTGTCGGATATGGGTGATGTTCTTTGGAGCGACACAGCCTTTGAAATAGCGGTTGCGCACCTCATAGCCCCCTGCCATATTCGGGAAGCCGATGGCGAAATATGGTTTGCCCTTGTTCTCAAAACGGAGTTCCCTGCATACCCTCTTGGCGAGTTCGGTGTTTATCCCACGCTCCTGCAAATAGGACAGCAACGCAGGTGAGGACAGTTCCGTTACTTGCAGATGGCGGTACATCGGTTCTGAAACGGATTGCCGCCCCAAAGAGGATGGCGTATGTTTGGTGGTATGCCGGTAGGGTGTCTGTTTGGCGATGCGCTCCAACAGATACGGCACATTGTCGGAACGGTAGAGTTCCGAAGCCAATGCGATGATGTTGCCGCCCTTGCCTATGCCGAAGTCGTACCATTGGTTCAGCTCGGTGTTCACCTTGAACGAGGCTTCGGTCTCCTCTCTCAGCGGTGATTTGTACCAAAGGCTGTTACCCTGTCGCTTGACGGGTGTATAACCCAAAGTTTGCAGATAGTCTGCTATTCTGATTTGTTTTGCTTCCTGTGTAGTCATATTATTACAGTTTTAATGTTGATGAAAATCCGTTGATTTGATGAATGGACAGTATAATCCTTTTATATACAGACTTCTATATGCTCAACAACTTCTCAACAAAGCACTCACCAAAAGAGAAATCAACAATCGGTCGGTGTGTTGTTCTCAACTTCTCTTTTGGTCTGTTGAGATTTTGTTGAGAGTGTATATTTCTTATTATCAGTATGGTTATACCCTTATTCATCAATTCAACAAAAAACAATGGAATTACAGGGATTCAAGTTGTCCCCTTGTGACGGTGTAGAAGCGTCCGACCCTCTTTATCGGTTCGTACCGACATTCCCGATTATAGTTCAGTTGGTAGGTGGTATATGTCAGTCCGTTTAGTGCAGGGGTCAGTTTCCAGCACTCCTGCAAAACCTTTCGCACTTGGTGCTTCTCCGCCTTGACCTGCGTGTTCATCAGCAATACCAGCAGGTCATTCGGACAAAAGGAAAAAGTGTCCGTGCCAACACTCTCCATGATGTCAAGTATAAGCTCGTGTATCTCTATCTCCAATCGGTTACGGTTGCTGCGGATAATCTTCTGCAAGGCTTCGGTATGCAGCAGAGATGGGGCGAACCACATCCGGCTCTCCTTTTCGGTGGATAGCTGCCTATGTTGCAAATGGTGGAGAAAAGCGGGTATCTCCGCTTTCAGTTTTTGCAGGAAATCGGTATCATCGGACTGCAAGCGGTCTATCTTGCGTACCCAATAGCGTGTTTCCCCGGCATCTATGATGACGGGCAGGTACTCGTTGTTGGAACACAGCACGAACTTGGCGAAGAAGGCTATCTCGTCACGGTCTTTTCCTTTGGCTTCCACCTTGTAGGACAGTGCCGTGCTTAGGTTCTTCAACCGCTCGCTGTCCTCCCTGCGGCTCAGCAGTACCTCATCAACCACGATAAGGAGTTTCCCTGCCCAGTCGGAATTGAACTGGCTGCGGAAATCCTCGTTGGTGTTGAATGTCACGTTGTTCTGAAACAAGGCTTTCAGAAAATTGAGGAATGTACTCTTACCTGTGTTCCGTTCTTCCGATACCAACAGCAGGATGGGTAACTTCTGTATGGGTTGCAGATAGAGCAGTTGCAGATAGTCCATCCCCAACTCGTATTGCTCCCCAAAGATGTGTTCCACCAACGAGCGGATAGAGGTGAAATCACCCTCTTTCGGTTGGTGGTCTATCGGCTCATAGAGATTGAGAAATTTACCGACCACTGGCTTATAATCCACATGTTCGGGTACGGTGCAGAAGCCGTCATACTTGGGAACACTACCGATGTAGTCCTTGCCGTAGTCTTGGCGCAGGGTCTCGTTGTTCCATGCGATGCGTTTCTTCACATACCCTCCATTCAGTTTCGGCTGCTCCACAATCTTGTAGAGCGTTGTGCCGACACGAATAAACTCTTCCTTTGCCATGCCGCCATCTGTGGGCGGTTGGTGGCTGTTTTGTTGTTTTTCGGTTGTCATAAATCCATTGATTTTAGTTTGAATAATGCCAACCACAAAAGTATAATCAATTATCGGATAGGATGATACGCAAATCGCAGCAGAATGGGGAATAAAGTACTATGGAGATGTTTTTTTGAGGGGTGCTATAAACTCAAGACAATTATAAGCAGTAGAAACTCTCTCTTATTTGGTTTATTTTGAGTACCTTTGTGGTATAGTTTGTTTGAATAGTTAGCATATGATAGAATATACAAGTAGTAGATTATGTTTCAAAGCTGATTTAATTGAGCCTTTGAAAGATAATGATTCATTTATTGTTCGTACTCCGAATGGAACATTCAAGTTTACAAAAGCTGATTTCTATCGTGTCTTTTCAAATGTTATTGGAACCAAGAGCTATCAAGAGAACAGAATATATAGTTGTAAATATCCGCCTAAACGAGCTATGCAGTTTTTAATATCGAGTCAATCCTCGACATTTAAGCAGTCCGAAAAATGTATGGCCGCAAAAGATTTGGTAGGGGAAGAAATCCGGATGAAAATTAAGGAAATAGGTACATTGTGGCATAATTCTCCGAATAACCCTCAAATAGATGTTGAAGTACTTGAAAATTGGAATAATCTGATAGAAGAATGGATAGCGGACAAAGATATGCCATTGATTATTCGTAAAGAAACAAATAAACGAGGTCAATCTTTTATACATCCTTGTGGAAGAGAAATTATCGTGTCAGACAATACTGTAGCTATTTGGGTGTATAGTAATGTCTTAGAAAGAGCAGTGTTCACCTTATTTCAAATCAAAGAGCTGCTGAACCAAAAAGAGTTACCAATGGTGTTTATGGCTACAAAGGAAATTAAGGCGAATGCGAAGTACACCAAACCATTAGGTCATTATGCTTTGTCTGATTGGAAATTGTGTCATATTCAACCTGTGGGATTTAATACTAATACAAGTATTGAAGATTTGGAAATTTCCGATATTGAAGACCATTTTAGAAAATATGTAAATCCAAACAATATGTTTGTACTTCCTAAAGAAATTGGTTATTTAGGGGAAATAGATGTGTTTATTGAAGAACAGAAACGATAAAAGACAAATAGCAGGTGTTCATTGCGCTCCTGCTATTTATCTAACCTACGACATACCAATTGAAGAATTGGTAAAAGAAAAGAGATAGCATACTTTCTCTTTTCGTCCGCATATCATCTTTAACACCCCATTGCGTATTTTCTCCGCTCCGAATGTATTGATGCGGAAAGCAAGGGCGATGATGGCTTCAAGATTGTAAACCTCCATGCTGCGGTTGTCCGACAGACAAATGGGATGCCTTATCTTGTGTTCCCTCAAAATTCCACTTTTACAGAGAGCCTTTATCCCTGCACGGATTGTAGGGGCAACAACACCGAATAACTCGCAGAGTTCCCACTCGGTCATGGCAACAGAGCCTATATCGGTCGGCAGGGTGATGTTGCCCTGTCCGTCCATCGTGATGATATTCCTTTCCATAGCTTTATCCCATTGATATGTTGTTGAACGACTGATTGAGTTTATTACCGAATTTAGTGAGGTCATCATCTATCTTCTGTATGGTAATCTTTGCGTAGAGTTGGGTCGTGACGATATTCGTATGACCCAATACACGGCTTACGCTTTCGATGGGCATACCCTTACTCAAAGCCAGCGTTGCGAAGCCATGCCTTGAGCAATGGAAGCTGATTGACTTGTTTATACCACACTCTTTTATCATCTTTTTCAGCGGTTTGCACACCGACCAATAGTTGAGGTTGGGAAACACAAGGTTGTTTTCCTGCTGCGGTCTGTAACGCTCGATAATCTGCAACGGAATATCCAACAGCTTAACTTGGAACGGTACTTTAGTCTTATGTCGTTTAGATAATATCCACTTCTCGCCGTTCACTTCCACGATGTCATCATAGGTCAGTTCCTGAATATCCACGAAAGATAGGGCGGTGAAGCTGGCAAAAACGAAAAGGTCACGGATATATGCAAGCTTTTTATTTGCAAACTCGTGTGTCATTACCGCTTTCAGTTCATCTTCCGTCAGATATTCACGTTCCTTTACATTCGGACTGATATGGAACTGTGCGAAAGGGTTGCGTGGTATCAGCCCGTTGTAATGCGCTTTCATGACCACGCCTTTCAGCCACATGCAGTTCGACCATATAGAACCGTTCTGCAATCCTGCTTCCGTTGAGAGGTATGCGGCAAACTCCTTGATGAAGTCGGGGGTAAGTTCCAGCATGGACATGTCGCTGCGCCTGTAGAACGACTTGATAAACGATGCTACATGTTTTCTCGCCCGTATCCTTGCCCGATAGGTTGCCATAACCCTGTCTTTGCCCACACGCTTCTTGAATGTCTCGTTCTCCTTGTCAAACGCTTTCAGCAGGGTTTCATACTCGCTGCCGATGCCTTGATAGGCATTGCGCACCATTTCAGCCGTAACGTATGCCTCACGGTCGGATATGCGCTGGTAGTGCTTGATAATTTGCGCCTTGATGTTGTCCAAGGCGTGGTTAATGTCCCGCGCCTCGATGCTCTTGCCTTTGGCTCGGTTGCCTTTCGCATCCCAAAGGGTTTTCGGGATGGTCTGCTTGCAACTGAACTGTGCCACAGTCCCGTTGATTGTCACTCGTCCCATGATGGGGACAATACCGTCTTTCTCCTTGCTGCCGTTCACGTAGAACAGCACTTTGAATGTACTTCTTGCCATACTCGTTTTTTTGTTTGCAAAGTTAAATATCAACAAGTTAGACCTTGATACGCAAATCGGTGACAAACGGTGAAATAGCGTCCACTATGTGTTAAATCTTACTTCTTGTCGGGTAATGATTAGCAAACCGTTCTCCTGCTGTATTCTGCTTTTCTTTGCTTTTTCAGCTTTCTCGGTTTGTCATCATCTGACACCGTAACAACATTGATATTAAGTCGTTTAGCGTCATTTCTCCCGTTTTTTGAGGTTATTCCAGAGATTTTTCGTAAAACAAATTTGTAAAGAACCCCGGTCATCAAAGTAGGAACGATTGCCAGACAGTCGATCCATCGCGCCGAAGCAAAAGCACTTTCCAACAACAAAGGAGTAAGGTTTTCATACAAAAGGAAAGAAGAAAACGGTATTATATCCAAATAGTTCCGGTAATACCATACGGCCGACAAACAAAATACATCGAGCAAAATCAACGGTATAAAAACGAATCCCCGTCTTTTGACGACAAAAAAAGGAGACATCAAAACCATTGCATCGAACAGCGTCTTAACAATATGAGCCGGTATCGACGAAAGCGGATTCGTGTCTTTCACTATTTCAAAATAGAAAAGCCATATACTGGAAAATGCAGATATAAGAACCAACGCAAAAAGAATGAGTGTATAAAAGTTTTTCGAAAAAAATCGAATGACAGAACTCCCTATATCCAAACTTTTACCAATCATTGAAACTACTCTTTCATTTTAGAACAAAATATTTATCCGCTTCCCTAAACGGGTTTGCAAAAATAATTCTTTTAATGAGGCGAAACAACCTCATTTGCTCGATTTCTTTCAATCCGCTCTCGATAAAACATTTATTAAAAGACAAAACAAAATAAAATTAAATTCATAGCTTTGTTTAATATTATATGATTATCGGATAAAAAAGAGAACTACAATCATTTTTTCTCCTTCGTATCGAACAGAAAATAAACATCTCGAACATGAAAAAAAGGTATATATTGCTCGTTCCGGTAGGCGGCCTTGCCAATCGCATGAAAGCGATCGACTCGGCAATTAAACTAAGCCGAAAAACAAATAGCGAGTTACATATTATTTGGTTCAAAGACCGAGGATTAAATTGCCGTTTCGACCAATTATTCGAACCGATCGATTTACCGAATGTAAAAGTAACGGAGGCTACATGGAGCGATTACCTGCTTTACGACAGGCCCCGGCAGAAAAATATTTTCATTCCCCGTCTTTTTCAAAAGGCAACCTTCGATAACTGTATCTATGAAAAACAGGCCTTACACCTTTTTTACGAGAACTTCGATTTTTACGACTGGGCAAAGAATAGGAAAGTATATATAGCCTCTTTCGTATATTTTTATTCTCCCGAAGATGAAAATGACCGCTTCTCCGTTTTTCGTCCTCTTGCTTCCATCTTGCAAGAAATAGATACCCGTTGTTCCCTCTTCGGAACAAATACAGTGGGTGTCCACATTCGCCGGACCGACAATGCTCTATCTATCGCACAAAGTCCTACCCGTTTATTTATCGAGCGTATGAAAAAAGAAATAGAACAGAACGGCGACACGACATTTTACCTTGCCTCCGACTCCGAGGAGGACAAACGCTCGATTGTAAATCGGTTCGGAAATAGAGTGTTCACCTCTGTCCACAAAGCCGACCGTAACAGCTTGGAGGGTATGCAAGAAGCGCTGATAGAGCTATACCTCCTATCGCGTACCCGCCATGTATTGGGATCGGTACACAGCTCTTTTTCCGAAACGGCAGCTCAAATCGGCAAGATATCCTACGAATTGTTGCGCGACGTTCGCCCCGATAAATAATTCCGGCCATGCACGGGAACAAAATAGATTCGGGAAGATTTGAAACTGTCCCGAATCTATAACCTCTATCGCACGATACAGCGCATCATGGCCGCAGCTTGTTCCGGGCGGCACAATATCTCATATACAAGAGCCGCACAAGTATAACAAACGACCGGTATCAACGAAGGAAGTAACTCATAACTCTCGGCATCGCGGGCAGGATAAGCGGCATAACGAGCCGACCTCACCCGATGAGAAACGACATGCACAGGAAGCGAGTAATAATCGATACGTTTCTGGCCTTCTTCGTTCGATAAAACACATACGGGTGTCGAACAGCCTCCCCGAGTATAAAAATTGAACTGCAACTCATATTCGGGAGACGTTTTATCGATAAATTCCGTAACAGGTTGCCTCCACCCGTCCATACAAAACTCAGCCATACGCCACACATCATCGGGCAAAAGTACATATCCGCTACCGTCGGACGAACGCTGTGGCCGCAACAACGAAGCGCAATCTGTCAAAGGCAACGACGATACCGGTTCCGTTGCCCATACGGCAAGCAAGGCATCCGGCATTTTCTCCCGTATATATCGCTCTACCCCTATCCCTGCGGTCATCACGATGTCGGAATCGAAAGAATCGGTTAGCTCCTCCATGTTCGCTTTAACCCGGTCTACCAACTCATCTACACTTACTTTCATCACGCGCCTTTCTTCTGTCTCACAAAATTATTCTCGTCCACATAAATATCACCCTCCGAAAGAATATCGGTCCATTTTTTTAATGCACAATTCAACCCGTCGGCAGTAAACAAACTGCGGTAAACCGGTAATCCGGTCCCATCGAGACGAGAGATTTCGATTTGCCGAGGAGAAATCGACACCTCGCACGAACCGTTTTCAATGGGCCGAGTCATTTTTAACAAAGCCTCTCCGGCTGCATCCAACCCTATTTGAAAAACTTTATCGCCATCACCCGAATAAACGACAATCCCCTTTTGTAAAGGACTTATCACGACTTCTCCATCTCCAATGGGCACACGCAACTCCCCGGCCTGCGACAAAAAAGTTCCTGTTTCTTTATGACTGATTTCACCATTGCACAACTCCCACGAAGAAAGCTCGCTCGACACCCGAATAGTTTGCTGCCCATCGAGCAAAACCAATCCGTTGGGCTTCAATTTTATCTCGTCGGCTATGGCACAAAAACGAGAAAGTTCTTCCCAATCATTCGAAGATGCCGGCGAAGCTGTCGTGCTACCTACCGAAAACTTCACCTGATAGTACTTACCCATAAAATAAACCACATCGGCGACTCCACCGGTACATCGATAAGTGAAAGATGGATTCCACGTCCCTCGGTAGAGATAAACAGGACGCACGGCATCGTCGAACGTCAATGAAGTCACATAATTCCGCCATGCAATTCCGTCCCACACAAGGGTGATAATTGCCGCCGAATCTGTCGTCACGGTCATTGCCGCCGATCCTTTCAAGGCAGGGAAAACATAAGACCCTTTACCTCCGGCCACATAGATGAAACAAGCCTGTACACCGCTTTCGACTGCCGGGCTGAAAGTCGCCGGTTCGGTGATAATACCCATGAACGGAGAAGGAGCCGCATGATTCGTATCGTACCACGAACGACCGGTCGAATCCCATATCCAAATGGATTGAGTTTCCCCATTGATAAAAAACTCTCCCGGCAAACCGCCCTCGGGATATGCCGAGAGAAGAGATGCCAACCCATAATAAAATCCCAAGCACCCGTTTTGCCCTCGCAAATGATTGTGTATAGTCGTTCTCATCGCTTATTCCTCTTTTTTAATTGTGAAAAAATCAAATTCAACCGTTCGGCCGCTTGCTCGATAAGAGCAGGAGAGGAGACTTCCTCGTCAGAAAGCCCGTACGGTTCTTTTCTCAAATAATCCCTTGCGTCCTGCCAAGAGCGAACCTCCGGCACTAACGTATAAATTTTCTCTTCCAATGCCGGCTGTGCGATGTCCGACAATTTGAATCGTCTCCCATACCCCCGACTGTTTTCCATAGCCCGCTGCAACTGTTCGTCGGCCGTAGAAAAAATTCCGTTTACACCGTCACTGGCAAGAAATTGTACCCGACGAAGTACACCGTTCACATCGACCGAGGTACATAGGTTTCCCAACCGGGTCTGATAAATCTTCATCATATCATTATATTTAATTTAAAAACTATATAGCCCCTCGCCGAAACAACCATATCTCTCTCGCAAGAACGGCTGTATAAAAATTTCTCCCGTGCCATGTAACGCAACAGTTTCAAACAACCATATAAGAGAGTGACACGAAAAAACACAGTTTCGAGGAGAGGCCGAATTTTAGAAAAAGGGGAGCCGGGCACGATGTCCCGGTCGCCCCTCAGTCCCCTTGAATCATATCGCTTATTCCTCATCGGGTATGACCGGCTCGATACGCATGTGAGCAGCCGGATAGCGCAATGTCAAACAACTGGCCTCGGTCAGTACCAACGCATCGGTATTGCGTACCCCCGATTTTTTCAAATCGAGTTCCTGCGAGTCGAACGGGACATGAGACCATTTCTGGATAAATTCCGGGTCGAAAATAAATCCGTAGTCGCTCATGCCGCAATCGTCGAATACCTCCGAATAAAGCACATACAGCTTCCCGAACTTCGATTTGATTTCCGAGAAGTCGATGCCCCACTGTACCTTATCTTCACGGGCCATCACCACTTTGGTCATCTCTATCTTATTGATACGGCCGATAAACGAAGACCCGCCAATCAACACCTTCCGTTTATTTCCTCCGTTCCCGGTAAAAGCCTGTCGCATCATATCGATTAAATCGTTCTGTGTCATCTCCACAGTAGGATTGTAGGTATAATGATTTCCGGCCTGCCACCAGATACCGCCCGTCAGCATCACATTTTCCTTTTTACGAGGGTCGAAAATCGTGTTCTTCACACCGAACATAAAACTCTTTTCCATACCCAATCGCATATCGTAAATAGCAGCTTCCTCGGCATCCGAGAAATCCCATTCGACCTCTTTATTCGCTATTTTTTGGAAAGTCGATTGCTCGATCTGCATTTTGAATATCTGGCAAAAATTCTGGCTCTTGATAGGCAAAGCGGCGAATTGTGCCGTCTGCACATCGAGTTCCGTTGCCGCACGCCCCATACGGATAAGCGGCGTATTCACGGGAATAGACGGCACGCAGTTGGTCACCGAACCTATTTTGGAACCATTGATGGGATAGACGGTCAATGCCCCCGTATCCTCGTCTTTTGCGGCGATATAAAGCACCAAGTCGGCATTCGACATCTCCCCGTCGGGATCATACCCTTTTACCCCTTGAACCAACAAAGTTTCCGACACCTCGAATATGCTGTTGTCCACGGCATTGATAGTCGCCTTTTTATGCGAGTCGTTAACGGTCGATGCCCCGGGAGCCACATACGATGCCTTCATATATGACTTGGTAGGTTTCACATCGACCGAATAATAATCGACAATCATCGATGAAGCCTTCCGCGAACCGTTCCACCGTGACAACTGATCGATAGGCGTGGACATCGGACGTATTTTCACGATGCGTTTATCCACTTCGCTACGCAACAGAGAGGGACTCCCTTCACGAACAATATCGGTCGTCAACGGTTCGTTGACTACGATTTTTCCGCCCGACATACCCGGCACGATCGCCGCCAATGCCAACCCGGCATCGAACAGTCCGTCCCAAACTTGCCAACACAGTACCAACAATACAAAACCAGTCAACCAAAGAAGCGGCTTTTTCCATTTCAATAAAAAATTTTTCATCTCTCTTTTCATTTTAGAATACAATAAAAACATAAGAATTAGAATAATTTAGAAACTGTTTCAATCCCCTTTTCAAAAATCTACAAGTCCCACACGCTACGGCGGCGACGGTTTCCGAATACGGGCGAAAGATCGGCATCAGGCTCGAAACTGCCTCCGTTTCGCAAAGGAGGCAACGAATCGCCGTTACGTTCCCGTTTTTCGAAAACGATACGCTCGTTACGTCCACGCACCTCGGCTTCCCGCTCGGCACAAGACAAGTCACGATCGTAATACAACCCCTTGAAAAGTAACCCGAGAACTTCGTCGTTCAATTCTCCCATAAACACATGGTTGCACAAATGATACACCCGGTCGAGAAAACTCTCGAACTCCTCGTCGCTCATTCCCTTCTCCGACTTGAAACGCTCCATACAACGAGTGCTGTTTTTCAAGTTCTCCCGCATTTGGTTTTCCAATTCGCCGAATCGTGCCATGCGTGATAGGTACTCGTCGTTCGCCTTACGAACCTCTTCCATGCGCCCCTCGTCCTCGGCACAATCGAGCATATCCTTCCCGAAGTAACGCACACAAGCGATAAGAGCATCCTCCCCGCCGATAACGTCCGAGATAAATGCTCCCATTTTCGGGTTTGACATAAACAATTTGCACAACTTGCTCTGGTCGTCGGCAAGACGCTCATAGCGTTCGTTCCGATACGAGTCGTATTCCTCCAAAGCATCGAACAAATCGTCATCGCTATCGACCCTCCGGGCAGGATACCGATGTAAGATTCGTTCCACGAGCAAATCGCGTGATTTTCGCAGATTGCGATTTTCTTTTTGATAATTCTTTTCCATAAATTCAATGATTAGTTTAGCCATATATGGTACGGCAAAGTAAACCCCGGTCGAGGCCGTTTTTATGGCAGCTTCATACAT